TGTGGTTTCTCCATTAATCTCTACCTCACTGTTTATAGTAGTGAGGCTTGCATTTACCTCTACATCATCAGCATTTACAACAGCATCTTCACAATTCACAGTAACCTTGGTAGGACTATTTACCACCACTTCCCCGTTAGGCTTTAGCCTTATCTCCACCTCACTCCCACTACCTATGTTATGGACTAGCACCACATCTCTTGTGCTATGGGAGTTGCTCCTACCTTTATTAGGAGACTCGTTAAAGGGGTACACCCCAGCCAAAGCAACACAGTCTCTGGCATCAAATTTCCTCACACTGTTTGGGGAAGTAAAACCTATTGAGCTTGTTTTCCAAATGTCTAGCCCTCTCATGGAGAACATAAGCCACACACTATCCCCATTTTCTATAGGGTAGGTGAGCCCTCCCTTCTTTGTTACAGGCATTTGGATAGGGACATTTAGTATTGGGGGTCTTTGTTCGCTCACCTCTCCATCTCTGGATCTCATATTGATGGCAGGCTGCACATCTATTCTTTGCTGTCCTAAGTCTTTTACCCCCACCACAACAGCGGGGATAGCAGTGTGAACCCCCGATATAGCGTAGTCAAAATGAGCTCCTAAAAGCTCTGACATGCTGGGCGATCTTTCCGACATATATTCCCCTTATTAAGTTTTAAAGAGCCACCACACTCAGTGTGCTGCTCCATTCTATATCTCTATAACCACCTTTATGAGTTACTTCAGTAACCTTGTAATACCCAGATAAGGTGTCAAAATCAAGTTTAACGATACTGCCAGCAACTATGGTGGGGTTGAGCAATATTTTTAAGCGTAGGTGGTTTTGTTTCTCTTCGCTATACTTGGGGGTCTTACCCTTCACTTGCCTCCTAAGCCTTCTGGCATCCTCGTTGATGAACTCTGGTCTGCCTATGAGCCCACTTGTCTGTCCTATAAGAGGAACTCCCGACCTATCTCTCATATAGCTCCCGCCAACATCAGACACATACAACACAGAGTCATCTATCTGCCACTCTATGTCATACTCTTCAGAAAGGTTGTCTAAGATTTGTCTAGGAGTGCCATATGCGGGGTATCCATTTGGCAAAGAGATGTGTATGTTGTTGCCTCCATACCTTGTTTTAGTAACCCCCTCAAGCTCTTTCACCACCTCTTCTATGACAGTTTTGACAGTCCTACCTTCTGGGACAATCCTGCTCACAGCCTCCCCATTAAGCTCTGTGTAGAACTCATCTATCTCAAGTCTAGTGACAATATCTGCTCCACTTCTTTTAGATAAGTATGGAGTAACCTTAGATGTGGAGATGTTTACCACTTGCCCTGAGAAGAGAGTATAGAGGCCTGTATCCACATACCCTACCTTTAGCCTTACTTGTACATAGGGCTGCTCTAAAGATCTCCTACGGCCTTCTGAGAGGTTATATATCTCCACCCAAGCAGAGTTTTTTCTATCTTTGTTACTACTTGTCTTCACTACATCAAAAGTTATGTGCAAGTTATTTATTTCTATTGCATCATCTTTTGTCCCCACCACTAAAGAGTAGACTCGGTTGAACTGTCTTGCCATCACTCCTCCTCGTCATCTTCCTCAAAGTAGTAGAAAAGGTTATAATATTTGTGAAGCTCTAGAGGGTGTTTTAGAGTTTGGTTTTTAAATTTTCCTTTAGGCTCTAACCAAAACATTCCAGTAAGTCCGTCCAGCACATAGTCTAGAAACAAGGGGTGTTCTATAGAAAGCCTCTGTCCCAATACTATAGGATCTCCATCTGAGTGCCTAACATCTATAGCCCACCATTCCACTCTCTCGTTGTAATATATTCTGATCTCAAAAGAGCTTCCTTCTAAAGACACAGAATATCTATAGTCTGGGCTATTAAATAACGGAAGCTGCAACACTTCTAAACTCATTTGGAAGCCTCCCCTCTAAAAGCAGCAGCCCCCTTGCTAGCCATTTCTGAGGCAGTGGGGTCTGTATCATTAGCCGATTCGGTGCTCTTATAAACCTCTTGGTTTCCCTTGTTTTCCACCCCTGATGTTTGTCTTTCTTCTCTGGTGTTGGGGGCAGGGGAGGGGGCTTCTGCTTGCTCAGAAGAGACTATCATCACTTGCTCCAGAGTCATCTCAAAAAACATAGCCGAGCCAGTTTCCTCTTCTTCATTTATTCTAAAAGAAGTGATCAGCAAGTTTTCTATAGTCTTGGAGGGTATTACAGAGTTTCCCTCCATCTCAAACATGGTAACCAAGGTTGCCCTGTTTTCAAGCCTTTCCCTTTCTTGGTTGTAGTAGAGACCGTGAAGAATTTCTTCCATAGCCTCTTCTACCTGACTATAAAAGTTTGTCCTTTCAAATCTGTCAGCCTCAGCATTAGGATAAGAATTACCCAAAAACTGAGACACCACATCAGGTATTAAACTCCTCCACTCATTCACACCACCTACTGTCACAGGGGAGGGTGGTGTGGCTGCATTCATAGGGGCTTCACCATCAAAGGCCACTAAGGTGGATAATGGGGAAAAGTCCACCTCAGAGATTACCCCTTGAACTTGATACTTTTTATTTTGGGAGATATAGTGGTCTGTGATATTTGCCCCAGCCTCTATGGGGTGGGAAGCCACCCTCCCACCATACTGCTTGCCGTATTTCACCACAGCATCGAAGTAAACCACCCCAGATACGGAGTCGGGGTCATTCACGTCCCCAAATTTAATAGCTATAGTCATCTACTCTCCTCTCTTGGCTCGGTTATTGGGGCTGGTTATTCGGGTACTGTGTGGGGAATAATGTTCTGCTTATCTCATCTCCCACAGTCCCTAATATTCTTGCATTAAGACCCTCTACGTTCACTACATCCCCATCGTGAGAAATAGACCCAGATACTATTACGTTCAAGTCTACAGGACCCTCTCTGTAGGGGGATAGTCTAGAATCTATATAATTCTCCATAGATTTTAGAACCTTCTCAGCCCCCCTACCTAAAGCGTCTGGGTCATACTCCCTATCTGTTGCTAACCCTAAATGGGCATAGCTTGGGTGGTTGACTATACTCATATCTGGGTGAGTGAGAAATCTGGACACGTTTCGTAAAGATTCCCCTGTATAACCTTCTGTCCCCCATCCCCCCTTCATCCTCGGGAAAGACCACCTGTAGCCGCTCTCTTCGTCTCCTACAATAGAAGTAAGGCCTAGAGGTTCATATATTCCCCTTTCAGCCAAGGAGGCGACCAAAGAAACAGCTTTGTTTTGTCCTTCAGAAGCAGACAAGATCTTGGACGTAGCTTTCTCAGCCTCTAGGTTAGTTTTATAACCTGGCCTGTTAGCTAAAAACTCGTCTAGATAACCTTCATCTTCTGCTTCATGTTTAGCCGTAGTCCAAAGAGCTTTTTGAACCCCTCCAGATAAGAACGCTGTCCCAATCTCTGCGGCTCTAAACAAGGAAACACTAACTTTAGACACGGACTCAGCCATTTCTCGGAATATCCCTAGAATACTTCCCCCATGCTCGTCCCACAGAGCTCTCATATTGGTAAGTAGGCCAGAGAAGGAACTCCTTATTTTATTAAAATGGTTTACAATCTTGTTGTCCTCGGGATCCCCAAACCACTGTGCCCAAATGTTCCCTTCTTTAGCATCTAATCTAACGTAGTCCCACAGATCATTAGCTGCCAAAAGAAGAGCGTTAAACTGGTAAACAATACCTGCCAAGTACCCACCAAACTGTCTTGCTCCATCATGGCTTTTCTCAGATAAGAAAGTCCAAGTGCGGTAGAAGTCTGTCATAGCCTCTTCCACACCACCACCCATAAAGTTTTGCCACCATACTTCTGTGGCTTGGGCAGCCCTACCTCTGTGCCTCTCGATAGACTTGTAGTAGGAACTTATAAACTTATCACTTTCTCTACCCATTATGTTGAACAGTTTGGGCAGCACTTTTTCCGCATCTAAGCCAGAACCTTTTATCTCTTCTCTCAGTTTCTCTACATCCCCACCAGTAATAGCATCTGCCATAAGCTGGTAGATATTAGAAAAACCTGCAGTAGACAATTGGTCTAAATCACTCTTAGTGATCATTCTGGAGGATAAGATGCGCCTAATCATAGTGTTTATAGTGTCTGGGTCAGAGCCAGTCACCGCAGAATAGGACATAAAGTTGGCAAAGTGGTCTTGTAGGTTCTCTTCTAGGGAAGAGCCCCTTGCTGCCAACATAAGCCTAGAGTATTGCGGGGCGACATCTCTTCCTACAAACCCTAGCCTGTCTCCTAGATCTTGTAAAAACCTCATCTGCCCTGCACCAGCTATAGGACTTCCTGAAGCTACATCTAACACACGGTAGGCACTCTGAATATCCTCAGCCCTTCTTGCGATGGATATAGCCCCCATAGTACCAGCCATAAAAGGCAAGCTGTATACCCCATAGCGCATGAAAGCTCCAAGGCCACCCCCGATCATCATGGGGTTGTACCAAGGGTTAAACCTTCTTCCAGATGTGGGGGACATACGCTTAGTTTTATCACCAGCCCATTTATGCCCTGTACGAGCCCCTGCAGCAGCTCCTGCAGCCGCAGCAGCCGCTGTACTACCATAACTGCCTCTGCTAACCCTAGCGTTCATTGTGGGGCTTATAGAGATGTTAGAGAGGGAGTTTCTAACTTGGTCTCTCATCCTCTCTAAGCTTTGTTGGGATATTCTTGCATTTAGTTGGAGAGCTTGTTGCTGGCCTCCAAACATCTGTTGTAAACTTCTGTTTAAGGATTCCCTTGAGAGACTGATATTTCTTATATCTACTCTCAAGTTTCTCCCCAGATTGCTCATATCCCTTTGCAACCTAGCCATTGTGCGAGCACTATCTAATCTTGCGGTGAACCTTATAGTGCTCATCCTTCCAACACGCCTTTGGAAGTTTCGCATACGCTTATGGATATTGTTCAAATACCGATCCACCTTTTGAATGGAGTCTCTGCGTATTTGCACACCCACTTGGGCGTAGTAATTAGAAATCATTGTCATATTATCGCCCTCGGCTAGGTTTATTCCTCTCTGCCTCTTGCCTCTTTCGTGCTTCCTCTCTTATAGTATCTTGCACATCGAGCATCTCTAGCATATCAAGGAAGGTTCTTATATTGTATTTCCCACTCTGTATAGCGTGCAGAGTTTCTGGTGGGTTAGAGGAGGACATTACCACCCTATAAACTCTAAAGTCCCCACTAAACTCTTTTAGCATCCTCTTGTACTCTGGAGAGTGGGATTTTGCTCCCTCCTCCTTTACCCTTCTTGAGTATCTGGATTTGGGCCTTGCTCCTTTCCCCCTTCCTCTCCCCCAAACTCATCCCCGAAGTTGAAGTCTACAATCTCATTAAAAAGATTATAAAGCTCCTTATAGTTTCGAGCAAAATGCTTGTCGAACCAATCCCCAGTAGGCTGGATATTGTTCACAGTGACACTCTCTAACACTAAAGCTCTTAAAAGCTCTGGGGAAGGAACTCCCCTACTCTTGTCCAGCTCCTCCATCACTTGAAGGCCTTTTATAGCTGGCAATAGTTTGATTTGGTACTTGGTATTCCCCAAAGTAACATCTTTAGTATTTCCTACAGACATATTTTCCCCTTATCTCTTGTAGATTTATTTATATAACAATAAAGTTAGGACTTCTTTATAGAAACCTGTTTATAGAAACCTATCTGCCAAGCCCCCTATGAAAGAGGCTACTCCCCAACCCACTCCCTGATCAGTTCCAGAAGAGAGGCACTCAATCTTCCACTGCCTAGTGGAGATCTCAGTGTCGTAAGTCAAATCTGCTGGCCTTTCAAGGTAGGCATCTTGAGAGCTAAATATGTCAGTTCCTAGATTGTCTTTAATTAGAAGAACAATCCTTCCCGTGCCATATTGCTCATCTATCCTCACAATATCTTCAAACACTGCATTGATAAAGCTGGTTTGGGGGACTTCTAAAGTGATTTCAGCAGCAGTGTTACCCACCCTCACCCTAGTGTTTTTGCCCCTTATTCCATGGACTTTCCTAAAGGAAGGCTTGTCTCTAGAGATGGTAATCGTATCCCACCCTCTCACTACATGCCCCCCGAAAGTTAAAATCACTTCCTCTGGGCTATAAGTTTGCACTCCTATCATAAAA